TACATGCTGCGGTGCCCGCGATGCGACATGAACTCGTGCAGTGGCGGCTACGGCGAAATGGAAGATGGCTCCGACTGCCCAGAATGTCCAAGGGTTCACAAGGTCTACCATTCATATCGCGAGACGTTCAGGCGAATGTACTGGCGCGACAGTGAGAGGATCGACCATGAACGGAAACAGCACAGGGCTAAGCTAGTCGCTGAGGGATTCCCGTTCGCCACAATCGAAGACCTGAGGAACATATGACCCACGACCCGCAGCACGCACAAGACCAGCTGGTGGTTCGTTGGCGCGAACCGTCAGAGTCACCGAAGATTCGCCAGCGATGTCTGTTACTGAATGGGCAGAGCATTAGTCTCGGAACGTGGGTCCGCACGCCGTTCAAGCCGCATGAGTACGCTTTTCGCTGTGAGCGTGGATGGTTCCGGGCGACCTACTTCAAGGCATGGATGCCGGTGTCAGAGTTGATACCACAAGCGCGCACGGGAGGCGGGGGATGAAACTGATCGACCTTACCGGAAAGAAATCCGGCTACCTAACGGTGCTGAGTAAATCTAAGAATCAGACAAACGCAGGGCAGCCAAAGTGGGTATGCCGGTGTTGCTGTGGGGAATTAATTGAAGCGCCAGGCCCTGCCCTGAGAAGGCAGAGCATAAAGTCGTGTGGCTGCATGAAGTCGGATCTAATTCGCGCCGCGAGCACAAAATGGATTGTGCGACCAAAGCAGGTATACACCGCCTGGAACACGATGCGCGCAAGATGCTACGACGCCAACAATCACGCCTACAAGCGCTATGGCGGTAGGGGGATTAGGGTCTGCCCGTCGTGGCTGGCGTCGTTCGACGCATTTCTTCGAGATATGGGGGAGCCACCTACAGATGACCATTCGATCGACAGAATCGATAACGACGGCAACTATTCACCAGAGAATTGCCGGTGGGCCACCAGAAAACAACAGGCAAGAAACCGCCGAAGCAGCCGAATCGTCACGGCGTTTGGAGAAAGCAAGCCGCTGGCCGCTTGGGCCGAAGACGCTAGATGCAAAGTCAAATACGGTACACTAAAGCGCAGGCTGCGGATCGGACTAGAACCAGAGGATGCAATCACAAGAGCGCTCCAGCCAGGAGCGCGAATGCGATGAAGATTACCCTGCCAACGAAAATTCAGTCACAGAATAAGCGCGACAAGTTGCACTGGGCGACTCGAAGCAAACAGCGGCAGCATTGGTACACGCAATTGCGTATGCGGCTAAAGCCCAAGGAACCGCCGACCGCACTAGTCTCGATTAGAATCGTCAGCTACAGAAACCGTCTTCTCGACTACGCCAATCTCGTTGGCGGCGACTGCAAGCCAATCATAGATTGCCTGGTCCAACTCGGCTATATCAAAGACGATTCGCCGCGCTGGTTTACTTGCGAGTACCAACAGGTACAGGTGGCGAGGAACGAAGAGAGAACGGAGATAGTGTTGCCGTCATGATCCGCCGCCGCATCAACATATTCATCCGAAATAGACGCAAGCGCGATGCTTTCGATATGTTCACGACAAAGCTCTATTGGCGGGATTCAATGAGAGCAGGGTCGTTTGCTGCCATGATAGACGCTGGCGGTAAAACCATTTACGCGTGGCCACTATTCCCTGAACTGGCGGAAAGAAGCTCTTGGGGCAAGAGGCCATGGCTACTTCCTTTGGAAGTTAACCGTTAACCGTGACCGTCGTGGCTTCCTGTATTTCGATTTCACGGCCGAGGATAAGGTCGTTCCCAGTGAGGTCCAGACCGCGAGCCCGTGCTTTTTCAAGAAGCATTTCCATCCATACGGGATTCGGGATTTTTCCGTCGCAGCCGCCTGCGCTTCGTGCGCGCTTCCATCTCGCCACAGTGCCAGGATTCGATATTCCCAATTCTCGCATGACGGCATGAGTCCCACCAAAAACCCGCATTGCGTATTGCGCAGGAGGCAGGTGCATCAATGCCATTGCCAGAAGTTAATACAATTCCGTTCTTGCCGCAACAATCCGCTGTCTGTTCAAGTGATGCGCCGAACGCATCATTACCATTGCGTCTCGCGCAACCGGCTGTCATACTCCTCCGCGTGGCGCGCTTCGACCGACAATATTTTGCCGACAAGATCAAGGCCAGTCGGTTCGGCTCGCAGCGCCAATTAGCGCCGCATCTGAAACAGCTCAACGGCGATTCGTTGGACCAATCCAATGTCTCGCGCCTGTTGTCCGGCAAGCGCCACATGTTGCTCCACGAAGCCCAGCAACTTGCCCGGCTCCTGGACGTGCCGCTGACGGAGGTCTTAGAGCACGCCGGCCTCAAGTTGAATAGTCAGGCCATGTCGCCTGCTGAGTTCGCCAAGCGGGTCAGGAAGGCGCGAGGAAGCGCTCAGGACGTTGTTGCCGACCTCTTGCGGTCGTTGGGCTACGGCGAAGGCGTTGAGGCCCTGGACGGCCGGGAAAAGGGCAAGACGGGCTAACGACGACGCCCGAAGCGAACGCGCCTGCGACGACGCCTGGCAACCTGTGGCGTTAGGACTGCGTTGGTCGGGATCGGGTTAACCGTAATCGTCACGTCGTCGGTGTGGGACAACTCAGTGTCGCTGACCGTCAGGCGCAGGACGTAGGTGCCTTCTTCGGAGAAGGATGCGACGGCGTTGGCCGTCGCATTGTTCGGCGAGAATGTGACCGTACCTGGCCCGCTCTGCTTGGCCCACGAGTACGTTATCGGTGCCGGCAGACCGTCATCAGTACCTGAGCCGTTGAGGGTCGCGGTTGCAGGCAGGATGATCGTTTGATCATCGCCCGCGTTAGCGGTCGGGGCGGCATTGGACGCGATGTACGGCGCGCTCGCCGGCCAAAACTTGCGAGAGTGCGGCGCAACCGGAGCATGCTCAGCTTGCGTTGGGCTATTTGTAACGGTCAGGCTCAAAGCACCGGCAAGATTTTGCTCGGGACTTTGGAAGCCGTAGAGCGGCCAGTACCCGGCAAGGCTTTCCCGGCGGATTCGGAGGGGGGACGCACCCTTTGCGAGCGCCGCCATCTCGTTGGCAGAAAGCGCCACCGTCCACATTGCCGCGTCTGCGATACGGCCATCTGCCGGCTCAAAGCGTGAGTTGTTGCGTGAGAATATGCCGATGTTGAAGCGTGTCAGCGTGTTTGCATTGATATTGGTTGTGTTGGTTGTCGCGGCAGTGCCATTTAAGTACGCGGTGCGCGAGGTTGCTGAGGCAAACACCGCGCCGCAGTGGCCCCAGGTGTTATCCGCGAGCGTCCCGGCGGTGATCGAATGGGCACTGGCTCCAACCTGATAGGTTGTAGCGTACACCGACGATTCAATCATAGACATCCGAAAGGCGAGCGTTTGCGCAGCAGGATCGCTGCACGCCATCAGCACATGAGCCGCCGTGCCGCTCTCGCTCGCAGGTCGATACCAGCAGGCGAAAGTAACCGGAGCAACCGAGAGGCTATAGGACGCTTCAAGGTACTGCGTCGATGCCTTGGCGAATAGCCTCGCCATGGCTAGATCACTCCCGCCCTCTTGAGCGCGACGTAGGCAAGCGCCGAGAACTTGGTGTCAGAGCTGGCTTTCGTGCGAACCGCCGCCGTAATGGCACTATTGGCAGCGGCCTGATTGGCGTCGAGCCACGCATCGATGTCAGCAATCAACGTCGCAATTTCCGTACTGTCGAGATCAGCGGTTTTACGCAGCCCGACAAAGAACGCCTGGATAAACTTGTTGCGCACGTCTGCGCGGGCGGAGGCATCAAGAACGGCCATGGAGTTACTCCCAAATGATGTAGGCGTTGCAGGTCAAAATCTGCGCCAGCGTCCATCCAGACGTCTCAAACGTCAGATCCATGGCGATATGTTCGCCCGCAACCGGCGTATCAGCATCGAGAGCAACTTTGAGCTGCTTATACTGGTCGTTATCGCCAGCTGCCCAGGTGATTGTTTGGACCGTCTCGGCATTGAGCGATGCCGTATCAGGAGCTTCCTCAGCTGCGATGCTCGCCCACTTCGGGTTGATCTTTGCCGCGCCACTAGTCGCATTCGCCAGCGCCATAATCACCAGCTTGCAGGTGCCGCTGGGGAGCGAGGATGGCGGCATTGCAAAGCGCAAGCGCCAGATGGCGTCCGCGCCGAGCGATGCTTGGACGCCAAGCCCTTCTTCGTGTTTGGAGTTCGCTCCTGCGCCGATATGGACGTTCGCGAACACGCGGTCAGAGGTGACCGGGAAAGCACTATAAGGATAAATCGGGCCGCCAGCCATGGTAAATCTCCTGAGTTAGCCTCGGAACAGAATGGACACCGTGACGCTCGTCACGTTGCTGGATGGATTCGGTCGGATGTATCGCACGTTCTCGCTGATCGCCTCGATGGCGTCAGCGGTGAACGACAGCGCATTGCCCTGCGGATCGGTCAGGGTCTTGTAGGTCGTGCCGTCGATCGATCCTTCGATCACGATCGTCCCGCCACCCCAAGTTCCAGACGCCTGCACCGTGCGGTCTGCCTTCCCAGGAAGATCGACCGCCGTGTAATCGTCGGCAGCAAGAGCGCATGCCCATTGATGAATCGTCACGCCTTGATGGTCTCGGGACGGCGGCAGGGTGACGATGGTCGGTGCAACAGTTGCCATGATCTATTTCCTAGGCTTTCACGATGGTGATGGGCTGGACGTCATCGTCCTTCTGCTTACGGGTCGCAGTCGTGCGCCAGAGCATCTCTGCCACCAGGCGCGCGATTGGTTCAGCGGCGATGCCAAGGCCAGGAATGAGCGATGCGAGGCGCGGCAGCCATGGCAGGACTAAGCCGCCGATGACCGTCCACCACGGAGCGCCTTGGTCGGCCTCCTCAAGCGCCTTCTCCAGCTTAGGTATCTCGGCCTTGGCCAGTTCCAATGCGGCCTGCGCCGAAGCGACTGCTTTGATGATGTTCGGGTCTTTGGTGTTCTCAGCCATCTCCTGCAGTTGAGCAGAAGCCTCCGCGAGTGTTTCCACCGTCTTCTTGGCATCCTCGATCTGCTGGCGAATCTGTGCGACAGTCGGGCCACAACCGCTCAGGACCATGAGCGCTGTACCGGTAAGAGCGAGCGACAGCAGGAAGGCAACGAGCGAAAATTTCCAGTCGTGCGTTCTCATGGAGTTCCCTTCCGCGTCAGAACGTCCAGCTTGTTGTTGACCGATTCCATGCCGCGCTCCATGCGCTGTTTCCATTCCAGGTCGTACTTGCTGTCGATCTCGATCTTGAGCACTCGGTTGCCAATACCGGTGGCTTCCGTCACCGTATCTGACAAGCGCTTCTCGAACGCGTCCATGCGGGCGACAATGCCGTTGTAAAGGAATACGGCGGCGGTTGTGATGCTCCCGAGGATGACGGTGATGGGCAGCGTGACGCCAGTCTTTTCGCTAATGGTTCTCACTCGCTTGACCAATGCGCTGGACGGTCCGTCTTCTGGCTTGATCGCGTGAGTCGGATGCGGAGGGGTTTCAATCACGCGCTCTCCGGATGTTCCGGCCAAAGCGGCGCAACGGCTTCCAGGTCGGCCGCCGATGTCGCGGCATTGACCTGAGCTTGAATGAGTTCCGGGAAATCACGAAGAGCTTGGCGATACTCGGCGATCTCACTCTTCACCTGCGGAGTCCCGATGTCATCAGCGCGAATCTTGAGTGCGTCCGATTCCGCGAGCCGCTTGTTGCGCTCACGCCGGACTTCGGCCATGACCTGTTCGCCGGCTTTGGCTAAGTCGACTTCGATACCGGCCTGTCCGACCTTCCAGCAATTACGGAAGCGGCGACTCGGCAGCGCCGTCTTGGGCATGATCTGAAACGTCTTTCCGGCCGGCACGTCCTTGGCGGCTATACGCGCAACGAAATCCTCTTCCGTCTCACCTGCGCGTCGCGCCTTTGGGGCTGGACAGACCACGCAAACTTGGCCCTTATCGTTCGTGTAGACAATGCGTTGGTCGGTCATCAGTTGTCTCCGAATCCAACCACGCTGACGCCGGCTGAATCGAGCGCCGCCCCACCTGCATCAAATACTTCAACGACGCATGAGCCCGCAGCTACAGTGCCTTGATCGATTGTGGCATAGCCGCTCGTTCCGCCGGCATCGACGGTCGCTACGGCGGCGTAGTCAGCATTGCCAAAATTCGTATCCCAAGTCACAGTCGTAGCGCCAACGCCGCTGTCTGTGATCGAGGTGACATTGTAGCTGTCCATCACCGAAATGGTTCCTACCTGCTCGAACTTACACCAACCCTTGCCGACGCCTTGATGATCGCGCATGCGCGCTGGTACCACCGCACGGGCGCTATCGGTCCCAGTCTGCACCTCAGACGCCGTAGCGATCTCGATGATGCCGGCCGCCGAGGTGGACGCTTGCGGCAACGATGTGGCCAAGTTCGAGATCAAGACCTTCTTGACCGCGCTGGCGCTGTTGTCCCACGTCATCACGTAGTCAGCGGCATTGTCAGGAGTGGCGTCAGCGGTAAGGAGGTTGATGACCTTTAGGAAGTCCGTCACCAGCATCTTGCGCACGTTTGCTGCGCTGACGTCGCCAATGACCAGCAAGTCGGTCGTGGCAATAGCCGTTTCCGCCGTCATTCCGCTAACGACTGCCGCGTTCAACTTCGCTGCCGTGATGCCGGCATCCTTGACGCGAAGTGTCGTTCCGCTCGATTCGACGGTCGATGCATCTGGGGTGATCGCAAGCAGCGCCAGGACTTCAGCGGCAGTAAGCTTTTCAACTGCGCCGGTCCCAGAGGTGTCACGGCCGAGGATGCGCGCCGTCTCAATATCCTCGATCTTGGCGAGCGTGACGGCGCTATTCTGGATCTTGGCCGTCGACACCGAGTTGTCGGCCGGCGTAGCCAAGGAAACACTTCCGGCCGAGATATTCTCAAGCGCGTCGGCATCAGCATTCCACGCCAGGAACTTACTGGCCGAAGGGGTCGGAAGCTCGACATCGACGTCATCCGGATCGGTCCCAACCGGCAGACGCATGCAACGGTCGGTGGACTCTTTCACCTGCTGAATCTGCATGACCGTGCGGTCAAGCGCCGTCTCCAGACTTGTCAGGGAAAAGGAGCTTTGCTCGCTCACGTCGAGCGGCTGGACGAACTCCATGTTTCGCGACAGTGTCACGGTTGAGAGGTTCGCTGGCGCAGTCACGAAGACGACCGTGCCGCCGTTGGCGTTACCAACGCCGGTGACGCTATAGTCCGTAGTCAGCGTCTTGGTGCTTTCGACCCCGGCGCTGGTCGTGACCGTGACGAGGATCTCCTCTTCATCGAGGATCCGGAACGTATAATTGAACGTGACTTGAACGCCGTTCCCGGTCGCGTCGTTGCGGTCGACTTCGTTGTCAACGGTCATCGAAAAGCCCCGGTCGGGTTATAATTCCCCTTCCATTGTGATGCGTTTATCGCATCAATACAAATTGCGTTTGGCGCAACCCTTTAATTTCTCGGTGCTCCGAACAGCAGCGGGCGCGGATCCATGGACCGGTGGTCTTCCAGGTACATAAAGCCATCTACCGTCCTGATGACCTGTGTTGCCGGCAGATGCAGCCAAACGCCAGCGGCTCTGCCAGCCGCCTTGGTCAATCCCTCGTCCAGCTCGCCTTGCTTCATTTGAATGATCAGATCCGAGATGGCTTCAAACCCCATGGTGCCTGCCGGTCCCTGGTACCCAAAGTTCTGGCTGACCGACTTCGGAATGTCCCGTTTATCGACACCGGCCACGCGCATTGCAGTGCTTACGGCCAGCTTTGCCAGGGGGTCAGCAACCTCGCGCACACCGACCATGGTGGACATAAGTGCGGCAAGTTGTTCCTTGGCCATTTCAGCGCCGAAATTCTTATCGCGGTCTTCGTCGTCGCGGAAGAAACGGCGGACCAGCGCTGTTAGCGCCGATGGGATGGCGAAGAGCAGCAGGTAGTCAGATCCGAGGCGAAGAATCGCTTCCGGGCTCCAGTGATTGCGCTTGGCAGCAGCGATGGCCTCAGCCGATCGGTTGAAGGTCGTATTCCAGTACGAGTAGAAAACGGTGAAGAGCTGACTTACGCGGCTACGTTGGACGCCGGCCAGGTCCACGGCCAGACCGGATCCCTGTGTGTCCTTGACGGCCTGGTCGGCAATGGCGACTGCGGTGTCCTCGTCTTTTCCAGCGGCCAACGCTGATTCATAGGCGGCAAGCCAGGTCGGCATGTCAACTGTGAGTTGGGCCTTGATGGTCATGTAATAGGCCCACTGGTTCAGGCGCTCACGCCAGGCGCTTACTTGACCATTCTTCACTTGGTTGATGACTTCGGAGGCTTCACGAATCACAGTGGTCGATCGGTTCGCCATGAACGAACTCTTGCGCCTGATCCAATCGAAGCGGCTCTCTGTTTTACCTACGTCCGAGAAGATCCGGGCCACTGCCTTGAGATAATTACCGACGCCGACAAGTTGCATGCTCTGCGTAAAGCCAGTCAGCTGGATGACTGCCGTGCTGAACGAAAAACCCAGGGTGGCAACCGAGACACCGTTACGCACATAGCGCAAAGCGCGGTCGACGTCGTTCTCGGCCAGATCCGAGAGCGCGATGTCGTGAACGATCTTGCGCATCTCGCGCAGAGCCTTCGGTCCCAAGTGATTCTGAATCGTCGTCGCCAGCGTCTCATCTCCGAGCAGACGGTTCATGTCGATGATCGCTTCGTGGTGCGTCAGGTCGTGAATGACCTGCGACAGATGACGCGGGATGACGTCGAGCGAGAGCAGGAGGGGAGCGCCAGCGTTCGCCGTGCGTTCCTTGGTGTGTCCTCGTCGAGTCGTCGCAGCGGTGGCAGCACCTAGCTCGTAAAGCTTCTCAACCTGCTTCTGGTCGCCAAACTGCTTGGCCGACCGATTTCGGTCGTAGACAATCGGAAAGTAGCCGCCGGGCATCTCGCCAAACTTGGTCAGGAACGGAGCGGCTTCGATCTTCTCGGGGGCAAGTCCCGTGACGCGCTTCTGCTTCGCAGCGATCTCTGGCCAGTAGGAATCGATATGCGACCATATGCCCTTGATGAGCGTCCAGTCGGCTTCCTCCAGAGAGTTCAGAATCGCCTGAATCTCAGGCTCGTTGAAGTCATTGCGGAGCCGTTCGCGATTGCCTTCATTGCCGAAGTTGAGGCCAACCATGATGCGCTTCTCGCGGCTCATCTCGCCAACGCCGGGAATGACGGCCTTGTCGGTCAGCTTCGCGCCTGACTCCTTCCAGGCTTTCCACAGTCCTTGCTGGGTCTTGGCAGCCGCCTTGCGACCTTCGACTTCGGTATCTGCTGCTTCATTGAGCCCACGCACCAAGAGTTGCCACATGAGCCCGCCGGATTTGCCGCCATCCATTTGCCGGGCATAGGACGACAACTTGCGGTGAGCCGCCGCGAAGCCTTCGATGCGTGACCACAGGTTGGCCCAACCGCTCTCTTCGTTTCCGCCCTTCTTCTCAGGCGGACGCGGCGGGACGTTCTTGCCGATCTGATGGGCCGCATTGCCGATAGTGACGTCGAAGTCCTCGTCCGCGCGTTGCTTGAGCGCCTTGTTCTTGGACGTGGCCAAGTGTTGAATCGCCTTGGCGGTATCCCGTAGGGCGACCAGGAACTCGAACGGCAGTTCCTGGTAATTGATCGCCCTGGCGTCGTCGATGACGTCTTGCGGGATGGCGTGCGGACGGCCTTCCGCCTCGATCTTCTGGATGAAGGCAGCCATGCGGTTGCGCATGTCGAGCTTGCGTCCGCTCATCGGCACGAACTCGTAACGCGCCATCAGGTCGTCGATGAGTTCGAGATAGTCTTCGCCGGCCTTACCGATGCGAGCCCGCGTACCGTCCTGCAGGAATCGGCGCATGGCCTTGACGATCTTGTCAATCTCGGTCTTGGCTTTAGAGGCTTCGACGAATAGCTCGTTGTTGAGCAGCTCCTTCTGCTTCAGGCTCGCGGCCAGGCCGTAGTCCTTCTTACCCAGCGCCTCGAACGCCTCCTTGCTCGCCTTCCTGGCGGCGCGCAGGTAGAGCTTGGGATTGATGTCGCGGACCTTCATTGCCGCGATGGTCTTGGCTGCCACGTCGCGGAAGATCTCGATCGGCGGGATGCTTTGTACAACCGCCTTTGCCTGCTCGCGGTCGGCTTTGTCGGCCTGTTTGACGATCGGCTTGGCCGTGCGCTGCAGTTTGTGAAGCGCCTCCAGCTCCAACATCAGAAGCTTGGCCCGCTCTGAGCCGTGGATGGCTTCCTCGGCCTTAGCGACAGCCCGGCCGTCGAAACGCATGTCGCCATGCTCTTGCAACAGCTGGGCTTCGACTTCCTCGGCTATGTGCTGCGCCTTTGGCTTGGCGTTGGCGATGGCCATGACCAGCTCTTGGCCACTGCGATAGCCAAACAGCTCGGCCGCCTGCTCAGGTAGAACGCCGTCCTTGCTGGTGATGCCACGCGGCAGCCTCTTCAGAAACTCCGCGCCAAAGTCGTCAGTCAGCGCCTTCTTGTTGAGCTTCACCGCCTTGATAGCGTCTGGCAGGGGCGAGCCGTCTGGCAGCGTGCCCTTGGTCATGGCCGCAATGGCGATGTAGTCTTTCTGCTCATTGACGCGCTTGGTAACTTCCTCGGTGATGCGCTGGCGCTCGGCCTTCCACCAGGCCCGCTCCTCACGCTTCAGCTCGTCCATGATCTCAGCACGCAGGTTTTCCCGCGCCATCATGGCGACTTTCTCGATTCCCTTGGCGTAGGCCTCGAACTGTGCTTCGGACATGCCGGCGGTCTTGGCGTCGAGGAACAGCGGCGAACCGACTTCCTCGCGCTCGGCGGCAGCAATCTCTTCCTCGCTGGCCAGCAGTCGGTCCATGACGCCACGGACTTCGGGTGTGAGGTTGACGTTCAGCGCCCGGAGCGATTTGTAGATGGAGGCGATCCACTGCGACAGGCGCGCGAAAACGCGACGCAGCGCCGACGACGGAGCCTTGCCTTCCATGATGTAGGCTTCGCCAGCTCGCGCCCACTGCTCATGATGCTCGCGCTTGATCTCGGAGCGAGATGTAACGCCCATCCAATCCAGCACGGCTTGGTAATCATCTTTGATGTCCTGCGGTGCGCCGTCGCGTTCGGCCAGGTCTCCCAGGACTTCCAAGTTGAAATGGAAAACCTCATGCAAAAAGGTGCTCGGATCGGCCTTCTCCGACAGCGTGATCGTCACCTTACGGTCTACCGCGATCCGGATCGATCCACGCCGGCCAGCATCCCGACCTTTCGCGGATTCGTCGAACTCGCCCTGGCCGAACTCAGCAGGCTTGCGCGCAATCCGCTCGGTCTCTGCCTGCTTGTCCACGGTCTTGCCGTATTCGCCCTTGCGTACCGCTTCACGGCGAGCCAGCAGCGATTGCACGCGGTTGAGCAGTAAGCCGCTGGCTGGAAAGCGTTCCTGTCCGAACTCCTGGGCAGCTTCCTGAACGGGCTGCTCAGATTGCTCTTTGCCTTCGCGCTGGATCTTCAGGCCGTACGACTGAAACAATTCTACGGCATCGATCGGTTTCGCACCGCGCGCCTCGGCGTCCTTGTTCCAACGATTGGCAAGCACGGTGAAGAAGCCCAGAGTCGAGGCGCTATCCTCGGCAGCCTGTGGGCTGTAGCCAGCTGCCACAAGCTGCTCGACCGCGTCGGCAATGACCGCATCGTCGACCTCGGTCGGCTCCGATACTGCCTGGACGTCTTCGAGGAATTTTGGCGCTTCCTTCTTCCACTGCTCGGCCTCTTCCAGCGACATGCCGTCCGCGCGCAGGCGCGACTTCTTATGCAGCGCCTGGAAGTGCTCGGTTGGCCCGACCTTGGCCAGGTAGTTGGAGAGGGGGACGGCGATTTGTCCACCGCTGCTGACAGCTGCTTGATACGTGGTAGGATCAACGCCAAGCGACTGGGCAATGCCTTCTGGGGAAGCGCCCTGGCTTTCCCAATGCTGAACCCATTCGTCTTGGTTGAAATAAATGGCGCTGTCGCCGCCAGCTGCCTTGACCAAGTCTTGCAGCCGTTCCGCTGAGCGTTTGCCGGTAGCAGAATCCTCGATCGCCTTGCCAGCTGCAGCCAGAAGCGACGCGTCTCGCTCAGCGCGCTCGGCGCGCAGGGCATCTCGATAGAACTTCTCGGCAATGACGCTGGGCAGATTGAAACCGCCACCGGCAACACCGCCCAGAACACCAGCAACGGCGAGGCGCTTGAGCAACCGGTCCTGATCCAAGGCGTGCGGATCAATGCCAGAGGCGACTTCGTGGAGGGCATGCGCTAGCTCGGTCGTTGCCTCCTCAACGGCCTCAAAGCCGGATTCAACGGCAAGACGGCGGGCAACCGGAGCCCAGCCCTCTGCGCCGAGGTTCTTGCCCAACAGTCGGGCGACCTCGGCATGTTCGCCAACCAGCGCACGTTCAACGCCGGTACGACCAAAGGCGCTCGGGACCGCTGTTTCGATCGCCCAGGCCATTAAGCCATTACCGGCACCGCTTTCACGGCCAGTCAGGACGCCTTCACGCACCGCCAGGGGTTGAACCGCAGCGGCAACCGTTGCCGCATCGGCAGCGGTCTTAGCGGCAGTTTTGCCGATAGTCTGCGATAGCACCGCGCGGCCACGGCTGATCTTGAGCAGCGATTGCGCGCCCTTGGCAACGGGTCCACCGGTCAGCATGAGCGGAACGTCGGCAATCAGGCCGCCAAGCCCGCGTTGGAGGTCTCCGAGGAAGCCCGGCGAGAGCTGCTGGCTGGCCGAAGTGATGTCTGCCGAGAAGCGATCAGCATCCGCTTGCCGATCTTGGTTGACGCTCAGGAACGAGAGCGTGGATGCGGCCGAAGATCCCGCGCCAGCAACGACGTTGGCGAGGGGGCCGAACTGCTCGCGTAGCTTGTTTGCCCGATCGATCCTTTCCGCTTCGTCAATGCCCTCAGCTTCTGCCCGGCGATTGAGTTCCTTGATGAGGTCGTCGGCAGTCTTATAGCGGTTAGCGTAGCCGTAACCCAGCGGCTCGATAATCTCGCCGTGGCTGTCAAAGCAGAAGCCCTTCGGAAGGATCCCGTTTGGGTCGTCATCCGGCGCAGTGAGCGAGCGAATGGCGTAATCGAGTGAGCGCAGAACCGGTAAGTCATCCTGGGCAATGGCCGCATTGTCGCGGTCAGAAAGCCAGGTGCCGAGCTTTGGATGCTCGCGGTGGATGCCGTCAAGGTCGGCGTCCGAGATGCGCGTATGCTTCGAGAGCATGTCGAATTGGTCGGCCACCAGCGATGGCGGAAGCTTGGTCTTGCGAGCAAGCGCAAGCACCTTCCCATGGCGTTCCGGGTCTAAGTCGACGGCGGTTGTGGCGCTTGCGCGTAGGCCGATGCGCTCGTTGTTGGCTAGCTCTTTGGCCGCCGGAACGTAGGGATTGTCCGGGCTGACGTCAACATTCGTGCCGAACATCTCCCGCGCGAGATCGCTATACTCATTGGGCATTGGTCCGCCCGATCATTCTCGCGCGCCAAAGCGCGTTGATGTGCTCGTCAGTTGGCTCAGTGATGCCGGCGTCCTGTAGGGCCTCGATGAGCTTGGCGCGCTCGGTGACAGGCGCGGGAGCCTCAAAGAGGCGATGCGTCTCGCTGTACTGGCCATCTTCAAGAAATCCGAATGGTAGAGCGTCTTTCAAAACGTTTAGAGCCCAATGTCGCTGCTTGGTGACTACAACGTCGGCCAGCAGCTTCTTTCCAATGGCTTCCACCTCATCTGGCGTCGCCTCACGTCCGGTCATCTTCTGGTTCGCGATCACCGCTTGGTTCAGGTGACCGAAGAAGCTCAGGGCGCGCGGATCGGTTTCCTTGTCATCCATTTCGATGTTAAGTTGCGCCATGAGCCGCTTAGTCACTTCCGCTTGGGTGGTGATGCCTTGCGCAAGCTTTCCGTCTCCCTTGAGAACATCGGCCTGCAGTTTGATGAGTTCGCTATAGTCGTGGTCGGAAACGTCAGCGCGATAGCGACGCATGTCTTCAGATGCGAACTGTTTCGGGTTTGTCGCAGCTAAGAGCTTGAGCGTGTAAAATCGGTCTGAGTTATCGGCTGGTCTGGTGTTCGTGATCGACTGCAACTCCAGCGCACGAAAAGTCGTCTGCTCACGAGTCGACAGCTGGCTCCACACGCCCGGATCGATGTCGCTGATGCGGCTGGCCTCGCGGAACTGCTCATCGGCTTGGCTGAAGCGTCGGTCAGCCATGTCCTTCTTGGCCGCCTGCGCCGAGTTGAACTCAATCGTCGCTTGGCGGATGGCCTCTTCTCGTAGCTCAGGGTCATCGCCAGCCAGGGACTTCGCCATTTCACGCGCATCGGTGATCGTCTTCACGTCATCGCTCTGGATCTTGAGCAAGATCTGATCGCCAATTTCCTGAGCTTTCGCGCGGGTGGTGATGACCTTGACGGTGTTGTCGGCTTGGATGCGGTCGTTACCGATCAGCTCACCACGGGCCTGGGCGTAGTACTGCCGCGCACCGTTGACATCACCAGACGCAGAGAGCGAGGCAATGACGGCGCTGTGCGTGGCCGAGACTTCCTTACTGGTCTCCAGGTCAACCCATTCCTTGGGCATACCGTTGCGGCCGGCATACTCTTGAATGCGTCTGCGTAGCTCGGCGGTCTTCTCGCCTGAGAGCGTCGGATTGTCGACCGCCTCAAGCTTCAGATTGTTGACCGCCGCGCCGAACTGCTGGCGGTCATACTCCTGCGTTTCGCGCAGAGAGTGGCTGACGAGCCGTCCGTAAAGGTTACGGCGTCTGTGCTCACGCTCATTGCGGAAATATTCTCTCTGGACCGGATTGGCGAGAGTTTTCTCAAGTTCTCCGGTTTCCTTATCATAGTCCGACGCAATGCGATCGGGGATGCCAAAAGAATCTTTCCCGCTCGTGGCTAGACCGGCTTGCGTATATTTGCGCTCAGCCTCGCTAAGTAGATTTGATGTTTGTAGATTGGCAACTTGGTTAGCGCGCTCGACTTCTTCTAAATGAATGCGCTGCACGACGCTGCCGGCATTCTGTGCTGCTTCGGCAATTGACGCGTCGTAGGTGTCGGCATTCGGGACGGCACTCAGTCTGGCGTTCGGAACGCCCACTTGCTGAATCTTCGGCTGATACGATGGAACTTTAGGCATGAGCTAACCCCTGCTCCACGTCATCCCCGACGTTCGAGCGCCACCGACCGCCTGTTGATAAGCCTGCACGCCAGAGGTGATCAGCGTCCCCATCGCTTGGTTGTTGGCCGTACGGCGCGCTATCTGTCCGCGCATCGACTGGTCTTTACCCTCGACTCGGTAACCCCACGCTTCCATCGCCGCGTTGTAACGCAGCGTTTCCATGTCCTTCGCACCGATGGCCCTGGTTTCGTCGACCAGTGCGCCGACCGAGTCTTGATCGACGATAACGTTTTGCCCGGCCGCCGCTGCACGCTGTGCACCAACGAAACGTTGCGTGTCCTGCCAGGACCGTTGGACGTCGAACTCGCCGCGCATGATGGCGTCTTGTGCCTGAACTTCTGCGACACGCGCGTTGAAATCGGCAACGCGCTGTTGCTGCCGACCGGCCTTGCGCTGGGCATTAGCCGAGTATAGCCCAGATCCAACTGTAACTCCTACGACAGCGGCAGTCACGCCCATTGGTCAACCCCCCACGCGGCCCGATGGGACCACGGACAAAATGGTGAGCGGCAAGGGCGAATCCTGCCGAATGAAGATGCGCCCATTGTCGTCCCACGATGAACTCGTGAGCACTTCCTCGCGCCCGGTGCGCAGCGGAATGGGACTTTGGACCAAAGACGCCGTCCGCTGAATGAACTCGCGGAATGGCCCGTCCTCGTTGTGGCCAACCTTGCCGCCGCGTGAATCCTGGACCATAACCGTGACCTTGCTGATCAGCTTTTGCTTATCGACGAAGGTCTCAGCGTTGACGGTGTCCAGGTTGAGCGTCTCTAAATCAGCTTGGATGGGCAGGCCAACGTGGATGACCGAATAGGTATCGTCGAAGGTGATTTCTCCACCTTCGACTTCCTGTTGCGGCATCTCGTTGCCATCGGCTAGGATGGACACCGTCTCACCTTCCAGGTGGTCCAATCCGCCGACGACGTCGACCGCGCGCGACCAGTCGGTAAACGCCGTGTTACGGAAGGCGGCCTCGACTGCGATTTCCGGCTGAACAGTGACGATCACGTCCGAAGTGAAGGATGTGATATTGAGCACCAGGCGCGAAGTCTCGACATCGTCGTCATCGAGAATGCGCAGGACAATCGCGTTGCCGACTTCACTGGACGTGAAGTAGGACGTCGAGGCCGTGAGCGTCAGGTTCTCGCCCGCCGTCCAGGTCGTGCCGCCTGAGAGGGTCATCGTGATATTGTCGTCAGTGTTCCGACCATCGTAGGACAACCCGCAGTCGACGAAGAAGGCGTCTTCGCAGGTGTCCATGTTCCTGGTGTGCAAGCGTTCGACGTAGCGCCGCGAGGTGCCATCAATAGTACGCCTGACCACGAGATAGACCGCGTCCTCGTCATCCTCTGGGATGCAGCAGACGCTTTCGACGATACCGCCCTCGGTATCATGGCGATGCCAACCGACGACTTCATGGTCGGGCAGGTACGTCATCCCCAACAGCACGCCGTCGCTGCGAACCATCCACACAATGTTGTGTGGCGTCTCCTGCCAGGCCCAGTCAACGATCGTATAGCCGCGCAGGAGATGGTTCGACATGAGCGACAGCTCGTTGCCCTTGAAGGATTCGCTGTTCAGCTCGAAACGCAGGTCGCGTACGACCGAACCGCGCGCTTGGACAAAGAGCGCCGTTGATCCGATCGGGATAGGTTTGAGCGTCGATGAGCCGACAACACAGGTCAGGCGCAGGTTGATCGCACCAGGACGCAGCACACCGTCCGCATCGCCTTGGACCATCCAAATGCCGCCGCGCGTGAAGATCAGCAGGCGTCCCAGTTCCAAGAGGTGCCGGACTTCCTGCGCCGGACCACCGTCTACGGTGAAGACGACCGCATCGTCATCATTGGCCGGGGTGGAGATGGTGATGTTATGGAAGTTGCCAACTTGTGAGCACCAGACCTTGTTGGGATCGTTGTTGGTCCCAGCGAAGCCAAGGCGCTGCTGGGCGTAGGAGGCTGTTGCTGGATAGTCGTCCTCTTCCTCGAAGACCTCGCGGTCGGTCGGCGGCTGGTCGGTAATGTCCGGGGTGATGTTGATGTCCTGAAACGACGTCCCGCCGGCTGTACCGATGTAGCCAAAGACGCCGTTGGACTCCTTGTAGACGTTGTATTCAACGATGTCCGCGCCTTCAATCGGATCCCATTGGATGGTTATGGGGTCGTCGTCGGCTGGCTCATCGGACGCTACCGCGATCCAGGTGCGATGAATGTCCAAGGCACCAGATGCGCCGCTGTCTGCGGTGGTGTCGTCCAGGGTAAAGGTATCAGAGCCGGTGACCGTGATCGTGTAGGTGTTTCCGCTGAGTCCCAGGAAAGCCACGCTTTCGCTGAAGAAATACACCTCGTCGCCGGTCGAATAGCCGTGCGCGCTTGTCGTGGTCACTGCCCATGGCGTGACGGTACGATCGGTCGTGCCAGTCTTGGAACGCTCATAGCCGGGAAGCGATTCCTCGTAGGTCTCAGCACGGATCGCTGTCACCTTGTAGCGATAGGTATTTGCCGTCCCGCCCGCCGAAGTCGCCCGGCCATCCATCGGACCACTCAGCGACGGCGAGAAGGTAATGGCTGAAATCGTCCATGACGTATGGCCTTGCCGGCGCAACTCGCGCGGCGCATAGTCCCGATGGGTAAGCGTGATGATGTCGCCAGACTGTTCGTACTGCAGACTGAAGACGTCGCCCGCGTCGTATGGCGAGGTCAGCGTATAGACCCGCTCAGCCGTGCCGCCCGAAGAGTAAGCGGTGTACGTGCTGCCGTTGATGTTGTTATTGCGTAGATCTTGAAGCGAGAAGGTGTCGGCGGTGAGCACGGTAATGCGGAAGTTCTTGCCATTGATCTGCGTCATGCCGACGACGCCGGAAATAAAGACTTCCTCGCCCGAGCTGTAGCCATGCGCAACCGACGTGATGACAACCGGGTTGGCGGCGGTCGCCCCCGTGATGGTCTTTTCCGCCTCCAGCACTTGCGCGCCGTTCTGATAAAACCGGATCCATTCATCCCCGAACTCTAGGGCATACGTCTGTTCGTCATTGAACGTAAACGGAATCAGTCGAGCGACTGTAAAGGAATCCTTAACCTCGGCCACGAACTCGGTCCCAGCCCGGTTTTCCGCCCCGCCCTCGCGCATGGTGACGAAATTGCGCAGTGTCTTCAGGCCGGTCTGGTACTTGACCAAATCGGCCCGTGCATGCAGCGCCGGGGCTATCTCACCGGCGGAAAACGACCTCTGGATGACCGACGACCCCATTACTCCCTCGCATCGATGAAGTCGGAGGTCATCGACCGATCGCGTTGGCTCTCATTACGGTGCGTCGCCTGCGCCTCGCCTAAGGCGTAGCGATAGAACCGCTCGGCGGTCTCGCGGACGGATTCTTCTTGCGACAGCGGCATGGCCAGGTCAGCGGCCAAGCGCCACGCCAGCGCGTCTGCAAAGATCGGGGAGAACTGCGCCGAATTGGTAAAGCGCGCCGTATACTGGATCTTGGCATCTTCCTCGTCGGTATAGATGAGGAGCCCGGCCGAGTCCTGTCCAATCTCGAACGGTTCTGGTACGGTCTCCAAACGACCGGCGCTGGTCACGATCCTGCGCACTTTCAGGCAGTCGGTTGGATAGCGGTACGAGTAGTTCCAGTCCCGATTCTCGTCGTCTTCTTCCTCGCTCAAATCTTCGACCAGATCGAGCGTCGCGTACTTCATCGCGAACGGCCACGGGAAGGCATCGAGCACCGTGTCGCGTGCATGCGCGTAGAGCGCATTACAGTGAATGGCCTCTTCGCTCTCGTTTGAACCCAAATCGGTAATCGTCTTGCGTGAGCCAACCCGACGCAGGGCTAAATTGCAGATCGAAATAACGCTGTAACCTGCCATGCCTGATTCCCCTGTACGAGAGAAGGACGGGGTTTAGCCCGTCCTCCCCGCTCAGTACCCCGATGGGCGGGGTTTTGGTTTGCGCTTCTTGCGCTTCATTTCTTCGCCTCGGATTTCCTGACCGCAGGCTTCGGGATCTCCTTCAAGAGCGCTGTGGTGGCAGGCGTCTTTGGATCAGCCTTGGGCCGCTTTTGTCGAGCGAACGAATCGAGCTTGGCTTTGAGGCGTTCGCATTCCTTGGGATCGATCGGAACCATCCATGAGCCAAGGTGCGAGTCGTCGATGATCTCGAACTCTTGGCCCGCTTCGTAGTACCGTCCGTAGACTCCAGGCGCGATGGCACGAACTTGCATGCGGAACTCCCAGGGTTACCCGGTCAGGTGGCTTAGGCGTTGTAGCCGTTCGCGTAGGTGCGAACGCTCGGCAGCGATCCGGTCGGAGCGAGCCAGGTGGTGACGGTGATGCTCGGGGTCGTTCCGCCCAACGTGTAGACCACGCCGAGATAGCGCTCAAAGGTGGCATTCTGAGGCAACGGAATCTCGTGCAGCGAGTTCAGCGTGAGGGCCGAGCCAGCGATCGTACGCGAAGCGATCGTGGTATCGGAGGTCAAGCTGGCGTTGTCATCCGAGCGGACCAGAAACTCATAGGTTTCGTCGGCGTCAGCGGTGTTCGCAGCCACGCCAACATGGATGTAGACCGACATCGGCGTGCCATCGGCAATATGCCGCACCTGGCTCAGGTCGATGACGTTCGTCGCATCAGCGGTCGCGGTGAGCGCTTGGGCGCTGGAGAACAGGTTTTGAGCGTCGTAGATCATGGAGGAAGCTCCGAAATGGTTGGCAGTGCCGTTTGACGCCGTAACCCAGCCACCTTGCGATGGTCTGGGCTTCGGCCGACTGGGTTGTCAGTCAGATCAGGTCAAGGCGCTTTCGGTGTTGAGCAGCGCGTCGCAGGTGACGACCGGGATACCGTTGAACATGGTGAACGGCTTGCCGCCGATCGTCTCCAGGGTCACGGTGCTGTTGCGCTTGTCTTCCGCTTGGATGCGCAGCCACGCCTTGGCAGTGCGGTTGCAGTAGATCACGCGCTTACCGCCGGCCGCATTGGCCAGGGTCTCTTCGGCGCGGATCATCAACTTGATCAGATTCGCATCGCTCGACTCAGCGCGCAGGTTGCTAACGTCCACGTTGCAAACGCGCGCGTTCATGCGCCAGTCCGGAACGCAGAGGCCGGCTTTCCACTGGAACCAGTCTTCGTACGCCCAGTAGGCCGAGCCGGCCGCGCCGGTTGAATCGATGATCTTGGTCAGCCCGACGTTCTTGTGATCCAAGCCCGACTTGCTGCCCTTGGGGTACACGCCCAAGACGCCGTGGAACGGGCCGTGGGTCACGAACCAAATCGAGAGGTTGTCCGAACCCGAGCCGCCACCGTCGATGACATTCTCGGCGCTCGCGGCGGTCGAGGTCGAAATCGAGGCGTAGTGAGCCGAAAGGCCAGTGAAGCGGAGCGGGTTGGTGCGCTCATCTTCGTAGAAGAGAGCGGTGGCCATCTGCTGCCCGAGGCCCTGGATATGGGCGACGGCTTCGACGGCGCGCTTGGCTTCTGGATTGCCGCCCTTCTCAGCCAAGTCTTTGTCAATGACCGAACGGTCTTCGAGCATGCCGGTCTGAACGCGCACTTGCGCGGTCGTTCCCTTGCTCGGAGCAACGCCTTCATTGTACCGACGCCAGGTACCAGAAGGCAGCCCGGTTCGGATGGTGGTCTGATGGCTGTCGCCATCGTTACACTCTTCCCACACCATGTCTTTGACGACTTCGTTGGTCTGGTCGAGGATTTCGATGATCTTCGCGACGGACCCATCCGGGTTCGTCATTTTCGCAATGTCGAGGAGGGTTAAGGCGGTTCCGCCGAGGGTGGCCATAGATTATCCTTTTTGTCCGTAGAAGGCTTCAGCGAGAGAAACTTCTCTTTTCTGCGTCTGCGCAGGAGCGCCGGAGCGATAGGCATCTTCGCTCATACGGCTGCCAATTTTTGCGAGCATGCGCACCAGCGGTGGGAAGTTGCCGTATCCGCTGCTCACCAATGCTTGCTTGAGATCGTCGTCACCAAACTTGTTGACCAGGCGTTTAGCGTCTTCGACCGACTTGTCGAAATTCGCGCCGCCTATTTCCTTGTCGGCTTTGACGTCATCCATCCATTTGACGATCTGCTCTTCGTGCGCAGCGACACGAGCTTCAAGCACGCTGCGTGCGATAGCATCGTTGTGCGCGACAATCCTTTGCGCCTGCTCGTTGGAGAGACCGAGTTCCTTCGCGAGGGCCGAGATGCTCTCGAACGCTTTCGCGTCGATAACAGCTTCGTCGGGAAGCTTCAGCTCGTACTTCTCTGGAACGGCGGGTTTTTCCGGCGCTTTCGCTCCATCCGGCTTGGCCTCGCCTGCGGCGGCGGGCGCAGCACTACCGCTCGCGGTGGAAGGAGTAGCCCCGGGAGCAGCGGCACCGTCAGCCGGTTTTGATCCAGCTGCGGAACTATCGTTTCCAGTTTTCGCCGTGCTTGCCGCAGTTCCCGCCGCCGCGGCGGATGAACTTTCCGATTTATCAGTTAACAGTGTCTCGGAGGGCATAGACGACGGAAGTATGATGCGTTAAACGCATCAGTCACCATTGTGTTTGACGCAATGGTTGCTCCTGCCGCAACGGACGCTGGCTATGAGCCTCCGCTCTTGATCTGACGTGCCTCGTACAGCATCGCCACGTACAGCTCCAAACACTCCTGCTGAAGCGCAGCTTGCTGATTGAGCCCGATGTTTGCCTGGCCTTCGTTGAAGGCGCAATCCGTTGGATTCGATGCGTAGCGCGTGCGGTCGATCCCGCAGTAAAGGTAGAGCAATCGATGCATGAAGCGACGTCCACGCGGGTCTGACATGACCCAGCGCAGATCTGCGATTTCCTCGTTGTACGCCTGCTTGGCCGCGCGCTGTTGATCGCTGAGAAGATCGTCGTGATGTTCGATGAAGTCGTCAGCGCTCATATACTGCCTTCAAGTGGACCGGTCATGGCTGCCAGACGCGTCCGAAGACGACAAGGTCGTTTGCGTTACCAGAGTTCAGGCCGCCAGAGTAGAGAACGCCTTCAGCCGCAACGCCAGCGAGAGGCCCTCTGATGTCGGTGAAAGCATCGTGCGACAAACAGCCAACCCATTGATTCGTGGACTTCTTAAAGATCAAGATGCAGTTCATGACCTGGCCAACTCCGCTCAAGGTTCCAACGTAGATGTAATCACCAAGCTCGCAGAGATCGCCGCCCTTGTTGGACGCCGTGTACCATGACGGGAATGCGTAGGTCGTGACCGTTCCAGTAGTCGGCTGGACCTTATAGAGGTTCCCAGTTACGCCTTGGCAATAGAAAATCCGATCCACATCGGAGCAGTAAATAACGCTGCCATTGCCGTTCGATGATAGACCGGTGATCGGGCTCGTTCCGAAAGTGTCAGTTGTGCAGTCGTACTTCGCTAGTCCAGTGTGACCGGCGACGTACATGTGGTCATCAGTCGGGCAGTGAGCAATGGAGTTGTACTGTAAATTACAGGCGTTCGTAACGTTCGCTGGTATGGCCACGCCAGACCCGATTTGCGTGTCGGTTGATGGATCCCAGCGGTAGACGGCCCCACCACTGAATGATGCGCCGTACATATTGCCGTTGCTAGCACGGACGGCGATCCCCGACTCAGCGCGTGCGCTACCGATAGGATCGGTGACAATCGCTCCAGTGGTAGAGTTCACGCTCATCACCGCAGTTCCGTAACCGAGATAAATCTTGGTGCTTATCGATGAGTAAGCGAATGCAGTGACCGCCTTGCTGGTGTACGTACCAGAGAGATCGAGCGGCGCATCGAAGGTGCGATCGATCTGCCGAAGCTTCCCGTTCGTGGACGACTCGGTGAAGAGGACCTTGTCGAGCGCAGGAATGTGGTGCATCCGCTTCATGTTCGACACGGTTCGCGCTGGGAGCACTGCCGGACTGATCAACCCGTCTTGATCGATGCGGCCGTCTTCGATCGATGTAACCACGCCTTTCGCATTGACTGTAACATTGGCAGAAAAATAAGTTCCAGCCGCCGCGCCGCTATTCGGCAAGTCATCGTTGACCAGAGCGCGAAATGCCGGTGTCGCGTCTGCACCACTTGCAGGTCCGGCTAATACGCGATTAGCGCTTTGGTCGTCTAGGGTCAACGCAAGCGTTCCAGAACCGGTTACGGGCGAGCCGCTCACGCCAAATACCGATGACGGCGTGGCTGAAAGCCCGACCGACGTTACGGTTCCACCCCCAGCCCCACCGCCAGCTGATGGCGCGCTAAGCTTGCCATTTCGACTTACGCGTATGGTGCTGCCATCGACGAAGACCTGTCTGGTCTTATCAGGCCTATTACCCGTGGCGCGCCGACGATTCTTCATGGCCGCTCATCCGTACGGACCGCTGCGGCAATAGCCTGCGCGCAGTCTGACCACGCCTTGCGCGCGGTCTCAGACAAGTCGTCCCAATGCGGGCGCGGCGTGACGCCATCCGGGTATTTGTTCTTCACCGATGCGCAGAACGCCCGATAGGCGAGATTGCCGAGTTGATTGGGTGTCAGGGTCATGGGACCAATCGGTAGTTGGTGTCGCCTGCGTACATGACGCGCTCGATCGAGCCTTCGCGGAGCAACGCGTCGATGGCGGTAAGCGCGCGGTTAGCGTCGTGGCCAACCAAGGTTTTCAGATACCGATAGCCAGTCGACCGCCGCCGTGCGAGAGCGGACAGGATAACCTGTTCGTCGGCGGTCGACGTGGCTGCGGTCATGGCATTATGCCGACACACCCTTGATGACGGCAAAGTTCAGGACGATCGCTTCACTCAGCGAGCCACCAGAAACATTACCAACCGAGATCTTGAACGATCCGGAAGCGACGGCGCTTACCGAAATATTGTAGGCACCAGCTGTGCCAACCGATGCGATGTTGACGATAACGCAGTCGGTCGCAGCAACCGCCGAGTTGGTGACGGTAAACGTCACCTCAGCGCCATCGGCCAAAGCCGCGTTGTTCATCGTGATGACGCCGCAGATGTTGTTCAGCGTCACGCCGGTCGACTTGCTGGTCGCCTGGGTGACAGCCCCGCCTGCGCCGGTGCTATAACCGATGCCTGCAGACGGCGAGGCGCTGTAGGCACCCGCGTTGAAGTATTGTTTGCCCAGCCATTCCTGGATGCGGCGATTTCTAGATGCGAGAGCCATGGTATTGCTTTCTGTCGTGGTGTAAGTGGAAGTGCGATAGCTCGGTGGCTATCCCTACGCTGGTTGTTCCTGACCCGCTTGGGCCAGTCGACTGAGTGCGCTATCTCCGTCGAGGGTGGTTTGACTGAGGTTCTTGGCGGTTTTGGACGCTTGTTCGAGCATGGCGCTGCGCTGGGCCGCTTGCTGCGCCTGTTGTTCTTGTGCGCGGATCTCCTGCGCGACTTCGTCTGGACGAACCAGCTTCGGCGGAGCGCCGCTGAGATCGGCCACTTCATCGACTGCCTGATCGAGGTCGACCTTGGCGAGAATGGCCGGGTAGTACTTGGCAATCCTCTCAACAGTTCCCAGGACTCGCTCAACCGGTCCTAGGCCAGCCAGTTTCTGCGCTTGGTGCAGGACGCTGACGAACTCGATCTTGAGTTCTTGGCCTTGCAGCTCCGGAGGCGGCTCAGGCAAGAGCCCACTGCGCAGGCTGACGGCGAAATTGCGCTCAACGGACGGCTTCAAGAGATCCTGGTCGAAGCGACCAAGCACCGGACCTAAGACCATGATCTTCTCTTCATGGCGCTTCAAGACTTCTTCGGCCGTCATCTCGCGGCGGTCCGAGTTGGCGAACATCAAGAAGAGGTCTTCAAAGTAGCCGCGTTGGATGCCGCGCCGCCGGTCGTCGATGTCCAGTTGCAGCATATCCACGCGCGGGTTCATCTCGAAGAGCGGCTCGAACCCTTGGCCACCTGCGCTTGGCGGCACGGCGGTGAAGTCGCCAGGCTGGGTTGAAATGCGTTGCCCGACCATGCCTACCGGACCACGGAAGGGCGGGTCCACCATCTTTTCGACCGCCTGCGATTTGCGCAGCTGCATGCGCTGCAGTTCTTTGACGTGCGGCAACGTGACCATGCCGGGGCCGTCCGTCCCATAAACATCGCGCGATTGCAGCTTCCAACGCGGTGCCAGGATCGGGAACTCGTCGTAACCAGACTCGCTGAGCGCCAGATCCTCATCGCAGCCAGCTTCGTAGAAACACGAGAGCCACGGCTTGAACTTGGCGTCGACCTGGCTCTCGTCGGCATCCGGATTCGGCAGGATAATCTGGAACAATTCGACCATCGTCTCGTAATTGCCCCGGTCGTATTCGGCGCGCACCCGGCGCGAGCAGTTGTCGAGTCCGAACTCCTCGACGACCTGGCGCACGGTCCAAGCGAACTCTTGCGAAAACGTGTCGACGATCTGCTTCGCGTTCTGTGCCAGACAGAATGATCCAATTGGATATTGGTGGCAGCGCAGGACGGTTTTATCGTCCTCCAGCATGCACATGGCCGCTGTCTCGAAGACGCCGCAGTCTTCATAGAGTCCAGGCAAGACCGCGTAGAAATTCGACTTGAGGAAGTTGTTTGCCAGAACTCGGTTGGCATTGGCAAGCCAGAGTTTAACCGGCTGGAACTCCATCAGGTCTTTATCCGGATGCCCCAGCTGGTGCCAAACCCGCGACGGTGAGGTCATGCCCGACATGAGCCCGGCCGAGAGTGTGCCGGCCGACATCGTGGCCGTGGGGTCGAGAATCTTGGACATCTTCTTGTTGCCACGATTGGCGTGGTCCGTGACCAAGAACTGCGAGCGGCTGGGAAGCACGTAATCCGATAAATCCCGCCAGTGCGGGATGAAGGATTGCCGTTGGGCCACCATTTGCTGATGGAGTGACTGATGCTTTTTGCGGCGCGTGGTGTAGTCGCTCATGAGCCGAGTAACACTTTCCGCGTCCCATTGGCGTCTTGCGGGATGCCCAACGCACCCGTGAGGATTGTGCTGTTACGGCCCTGGAAGTACTGCTGACGGCGACGACGTTGATTATCGCGCGCATCGACGGGAGCAGCGACTTGGTTGGGCTTGGGCAGCGGAGGCACCGGAATCGGCGCATGGGCCGTGGTGTCCATGCCGATGATCTGTGCGCCTTGCTTCTTCAGCTTCTTGGTGGTTGTCCCTGTGCCGGTGGCCGATTCATAGCCAACGATACCCCCGATGACTGATCCGGTGAAGCCCATATCAGCGGTCCAATCGTTTGGTATAGATGAGGTCTTGTAGCTCGTAGCCTTTGCGCTCTAAGAGAGGTCCAAACGAGTGCGCCGCCTTCATGTGATGAATGACGACCTGTACTCCGTCTTCCCTTAAACACTCGTCGGCAAAGTCGATCAGCCGCGATCCAATGCGAGTCTTCCGGTATTCCGGCAACAGAAACAGCACGTCTTGCAACGCCTGGAACGACTCTTTGTAATGCAAGTTGTACCGCAGGACGAAGATCGCGTAACCGATTAGCTGCCACTCTTTGGTACGCACCGTGAAGACACGCAGGCGGCCATCGATTTGGAGGCGGTTGTACGCCTCGCGGTCAACGCTCAGCGGAATATCCTGATAGTGCGCAATCTCGCGGTAATGCTTCTCAAGCAGAGGCCCGATCTCATCCCACAGGCCGATAATGTCCTCTTCCTGAAACGTGCCCGTCACGTCGACAACGGCAGAATCCATGCCGTGAGTATGCAGACGTGATGCGTTTATCGCAACACGTGTTTAGCTCATTGCGTGTGGCGCAACCACGAGCGTCACACGTCTGGTGGCGGCTAAATCCTCAGCGGGGGATTCCCCTTCTTCACAATCCTAACGTGCTCGGGCTCATTCGACGGCTCCAGATCCTCGGCATCGATCGCGTCCAGCGCCACTGTTTCGGCTTTCTCAGCACGCACGCGCGCGATCTCGGCATGGCACGCATGCTTGAGTTCAGCATTCTCCATGCGCAACTTGTCAACTAGCGTCTCCAGCTCGGCGACGCGGTCGCGCAGGCGCAGGTTATCCAACGTCGAGCGACCGAAGGCGGCATGCAGGTAGACGAGGTCAGTCATTGGTTGTCCAGCTTTGGTCGCGCAACACCTTCCAATGAGCACTCTTCATGCTGTTGCCGCGCCAACGAAACTTGGTGCACATGGTGCATCGGACTTGGCGCTTGGACTTCTTGCGCTTGAAGTGAGCCATGGTTAGTCCTCAAACGGGTTAGGCGCTCGCACCATGCGGACGACACCATCACCGTAGCCAGCGGGCTGTAAGGCTTGTTCGCGCGTGAGCGAAAGAACCGGATAGGCAAATGTCAGCGCAAGAGCGTCAGCCAGATCAGGGGACGCTAGTCCACGCTTCTTCATGTCGTCCTTGCGTTCTAGGACAATCTCATTGTTCGAGTTGTAGCCGTACTCACGGCCCTCAAGTTGTCCTTGTAGATCGGTGCTGTCGTCAATCGATCCGGTTTCTTTGAGCCAAAGCCGCATCTTTGCCCAGCACTCCGCTCCTTTGTTAGCAACTTTCTCGTCTCCGACTGCCTGATTGTCGGGCGAAGAACCATTGTTAACGCCGATCACCTTGCAATTCAACTGACGCAGGCGGTCAACCACACCAGCGCCAACGCCGGTTTCATCGACGAAGATCATGTCAACTCGGTTCCGCTGGGCGAACTCTGCCACCTTCCCAGCCAAAGTCATCGTATCGACGCCGCGCAAGCGAACTGGTGGCGTTGTCTTAGCGTCGTTGCCATGCCGCAGGTAGATGACCGACTCATCATCGCCGTAGCGCGCTACATCGACACCGACGATCCTGGGGTCGTACATGGTTGGGTTTGGCTCGCGCTTACGCGCCGCATCAGCGTACTCGGATGAAATGAATTGCATGCTACCTGCCCTGGGAAATTGGCCTTTAATGCGAACGCGGACAATGTCGTGATCCTCGCCGTAGTCGGCTACGAGCTTGTCGAGCTGCGCACGGTTCGTGCCCTCAACGGTGCGCGAGTCGATCTGCTTATGGCCCCAACGATGGGCAAAACGGCCAAAGCACTCTCGAAAGCGACCCGTGTTGCGGGTCGGGTTGCCGAAACAAAGCCAAATGATTTCGGTTTTTTCATCAGTTAGCGCGCCTTCCGCGACTTCATAGATCCGGTCTGAGATGGCAGAGGCTTCGTCGAATACCAGCAGGATGCGCCGGCCTTGGTTGTGCAATCCCGCGAATGCTTCGGGGTTGTGCTCGGACCAGGGCAACGCATCGGCGCGCCAGGTCTTTTCATGCCCCGGCGACTTCGCATGCAGGCTCATGGCGTTGGGCTCAAACCAGTGGCTGTTGATCGCCAGACGGTGCCACTTCAAGAGTTCCGGCCAGGTCTTGGTGCGTAGCTGCGGCTCGGTATTGGCAGTCACCACCGCCTTGGTGTCCTCAAACGTCGACAGCGCCCACAGCACGATCCATGCAACCAGTGCAGACTTGCCAATGCCGTGACCGGATGCGATAGCTTCTTGGATCACACAGCCAAGATCCCTGCCAGCTTTCAGCTTCTCGCCCATGGTGACGAGAATCTCGCGTTGCCACATCCGAGGCCCAAGGTGTCCGACCAACTCGCCCTCGCCCCATGGGAACGCGTACAGCACATAGCCGAGGGGGTCATGCTGGAAGCCAGCAATGTCCTCGATGAGCGCTGTCTCGGGGTCAGCTATTTGGTTCACGATGACGCGCCCTTGCCTTGGCTATGAGATCCGCGAGCCCAGGAGTCACGTCAATGGTGGCCGTCAATTCTTGCGGCAAGAGCTTAGCCCACAGCTTGTAGAACTCGGTCGGTTCCGCTTCTGCCCACGCCCTTAGGGACTCAATACCGCCCATCCCTTCAAACGCTTCGATCAACGCCTCTTTGACATGGGAGGTCGTCTTGTTTGGGGTGCCTGCAACACGCCCCCCGGTTTTAACGCCCTTAGCCATCTACTTCTCTCTACTATAGACGAAAGCATGCCCAAATGATGCGATAAACGCAACAGTCATTATGCGTATTACGCATCACTGGACCGATCGGTTAGTTTCCATTTGTTAACAGCGAGCAGTCGAACATAGGAGTCAGTAGTCGAGGCACAGTCGAGCGCCGATGCCCCGGAGGCGTCGAGGGTCTTATAATAACGGCTTCTAGTTTGAGTCATGGGTACCGAGGTCATATGCCGGGAGAGGTGACGAAAACGCCGGGCAAAGGGCCCGGAGATCCAGGTGGGAATCCTGGGAGGCCGCCCATTACTTCCCCTTGATGTTAGTCGAGGGTGACAGCCCCTGGTTCACCCCAGGGGTTTGTCGTTTTCAGCGCCGAGCGTCACGCGCAGTAAAGGACTTAGGTCCATACTGTTGCAACACTGAAACCCGGGTATACTTAGGGGCCATGATCAGCAGCCTTACGGCTCGAAGCGATAAGCGGACCATCGACTTAGAGCCTGTTTATGACGAGGTTCTGACGGTCGAACAATTTTCGGCTCTTTCCGAAAAAGAGCGCCAGCAAATCGCGTCGGTTCGCATCATAGCGCCTCGGCTGAATGGCCGTCGCGGCGACTTCGGAGCAATTCGAGTGCGTTGGTTGCGCCCGATCTATGCGCGGAGACTTGCTGACAAGTGAGTCGAGAAGTCGAGTCACGGGATCCTGCCCGTCCTAAAACTGAACCGCCAGGTATGCCGATCGAGCTGATGCGTCAGCTCATCGAGAATCAAAGCAAAGAGCTAGGGATCCGGGCGCAAGAACTGGAGCTACAGAAACAACAGGACCGACACGGCTTCGAGTATAGTCAGAAGGCTCTGGAACTTAAAGCCAAGGACCAGATCAATAGCCGGGACCACCAGCTGGGAATGCGCAAAACTGTCACGCGCATTGTTATGATAACGATCGCGGCGCTTGCACTCATCGTGACCTTCGCTCTGTGGAAAGATAAAGACCAAGTGGCCATCGAGGTTATCAAGGCCGTGGTTTATGTGGCGACAGGCGCATTTGGGGGCTACGGCGTAGCTAGCGCTCGGGCCAAGTCGCAATCCGACGACCCATCAGGCCGAGAGTAGCGGAGCGCCTTTTTCAGGGCGCGCCATTCTGTAGTCAAACCGCGCCTATGCTCTGTCGTTTCTCGAACGGTACTCTTTGTGTACTCTGAGCGACCCTTCGGAAAGTCATAAGCCGTTTTGCCGAGGGCGGGACTCGAACCCGCACTCCCTTACGGGAAAGGGATTTTAAGTCCGAACCGAATTGTAACTGCCTGTTTCGGTCTGTTTCTAGTTCTGCGAGTTTCGTGCGTTAAGCACTGCGGCCACCCGATTAACAGCAAGAATCTGCCCAGAACTGTTTTGTTCTGTTTTCGTTTCCGCACTCTGATCGGTACTCTGGCCGCACTCTGTACTCTGAAGCTTCGCGCCGATCTTTTCAACGCCGGCACGCGCCCGCTTTTCGTTGTGCTTAAAGTACTTGAGCACCTGGGACAGACATTTGTGGCCGGTAATAAGCTGAATCTCGGCCGGCGGCACGCCGACATCGAACATCGTGCAGATCGCCCACCGCTTCAGTGCGTAGATGTCACCAACCTTCCCACAATCCTTCGGCCTCAGGTTGTTCTTGTACCAGTTGTCCAGCTCGACCGCGCCTTTCTTCACGCGCCACGGCTTCCCTTCCGGGTTGAGGAACAGGGGCTCGGACAAGTCGCGCCCCTTCATGAGGGGCCAAAGGAATTGCGCGGTCTCTTTAGTGATGGGGGCCGGATGGCGACCGTTACGTTTGACCAGGAGGCTGACCTTGAGGGCGTCCAGACTCACGTCCCCAACGGTGAGCCGGCACGCCGAAGCGGGACGCCATCCGTAATGGCAGAGGCAGTAGAACAAGGGAAACTGCCCGCGCACCCGCGCCGCGTCCAAAATCTCTTGAATGAACCGGTCCTCAATGAGATCGACGTCCGCTTCCTGACTCTGAGGGGGCCTGAGCGCCTTATAGATCGTCAGGTCATAGGGCTGGCCGAGATTCTCCCCGGCCCAGCGGTAGATGTGGCGCAGGTAACGGAAAGCGGACGTGCAGCCAACGCCATTGGTCTTGGCGCGATGCTCCAATACCGAACGCTTGCTCGCCTTCCTGATCGTGTCCCAGCCTAGCGCCAAGGCGGTCTTGAGGGCGACGGCCTTGTACTCCTGAATCGATTCGTCTGTTATGGGATGCTCGGCGTCGCCGCGCCGCGCGTGTTCCCACTCCGTGAGAATCTCATCCCACGTCATCGTCCGTTGAGGCCTGACCCCGTCGAGCACCCGGCTACGCCGCCGCTTAGGCGGTATCTTCTCCTCAATGGAGCGTTTGGCCTTGTTGGCAGCCAGCACCGAGAAATACGGACCGTCAGCGTTGTTCTTGCCATTGTGGCGGTAGCGGACGTAGATGGACGTCCACGCCTCTTCATTTGGGCGATATTCGAGACTGGCCATGTTCTATGCGGAACCTTTCATTCTCCAAGTTTCCATCGACCAAACGCGTCTTTCTTCGGCATGGATCGCTCAACTTCATCGAGCCTGAAATTAATTGCCCTTAGCGTGTTCTCATATTCTCGCTTTGTCGGATGCTCGGCCAGCTCGAGCATGCGAATTTGACGTGCAAGATCGTCTTGCTCCTTGAACGCCTTGTGTGCCTGAAGCTCCAAGCTGGTAATTCTGGCGTCAAGATCATTCTCGTCAGAACCAGATTTTCTTAAATCGAGTTCTTGGATCTTAGCCAGAACGCGTATCGATTGTCTGATCGAATCGATGTCGGCGGTAAGATCCGCTTTGCACTGATCCACAGCATGGTCTATGTCGCTTCGGGTATTAGATGCGGCGACCGACAGCTCGTACGTCTGGTAGAGGCAAACAGCGATGAGCGCAACGGTTGTGGCATGAGCTAAGACATTAAAATTCATCTCGTCCTCCGTTCTTCCGGTTTCTGCACATCATGTTGGCTGAAACTCCTGCTTGCATTCGGCCGCTTTGTGTTCGTATGAACCCATGGCTACAGAACTCAATCCTGTAGTGAATCTGGCGAACCACTCCCCTACGCCAGGCAGCGAGACGCTGCATTTCCCCACTCCTAACCACGCGGCTTCTTCTGTCGAGCCGGCTCGGGCTTTGCCCGTGCTGTCGACTGAGGACCGTCGGCAATTAGCCGTGAAGTCTCTGCTTCGATCCGCTCGGCGGACATTAGATCATCTAGACCGAGTTGTTTCAGAACTTGAGCGTATTGCCGATTGACGTAGCGGAGAAAATTCCGCTGGTTGGCTTCTGGCAAGTGCTGCACGGCGCAAACTTCGTAGAAGTATTCGCGCTCTGAGCCAGTGAGCTTGAGGGCAGTTGCCCACGCCGGCATCTTTTCGCTCGCGAGCGTCTTGCCCTCAAGGACCTGATGAACGTAGCCCGGATTCTCGCGAACAGCGAGGGAGAATTGATGCCGATTCAAGCCAAGCGTTGCAAGCCGCCTGCCGATGAAGTCGCCTATCGGAGAGCGCATCCGTCCAAGGCTACCGACACCGGTAAAATAGTTCTGGACTTTTACCGAATTAGGTAAAGACTCTCTCCCATCAGACGGCAGCACCCCAGCTGCCTTTTTTCAGACAAGGGGTTTTACCGAAAATGGTAACATTCGCCAAAATCATAGAGGCTGCCTTAAGGCACCAGACGCAGGCCGAACTTGGTGAGCGTTTGTTGGCCTCGCAGCAGGCGGTCAGCGATTACTTGCGCGGGCTTTCTCTGCCGCGATCCCGCATGATTCCTGTTTACGCCAAGGTGCTCCGAATCTCGGAAGATCGGCTGCGCAAAATCATCGAGGCCGATCGGATTCGGCTGGGACACGCGGCGGAAGCATCGGGAACGCACCCAATCGTTGCCAATGAATCTCAGCCGAACACGAGCGGGGCAAACCCATGATCGCCCTCCGCCCCGGCAAAACAGCGAAAGCGTTGGGTATCAGCCGAACGACACTCTATCGCTGGACGATTAACGGCGTCATCCCCGACCGTGCCGTGCGGCAATGGGGCAAGCACCAGCTCCGATATGACGCCGAAGAGTTGGCGCTCGCTGGCTTCCGCCTCAACGGCATCGAACTCCCGAAGACCAACCCCTGAAACAAAAACCCCCGAACTGCGCAAACAGCCGGGGGCGAAAGGAATCCAATGTGCGCGCTTCACGATAACCACACCAAAGACACAGGCAAGGGGGCCGCCGAACTTCTGGCGTTCCTCTGCCTGAACTGCGGCAAGGGCGCTGATCGCCTCTTCGCCCACGGCTCTTGCCGTCGCTGCCTACGCGATGATGGCCTATGCCTCGGCTGTGGCGAGGCGACCGACGACGACGGCGACGCCTACTGCCAGAACTGCGTTCCATCCTGCACGGTCTGCGGCGAGTCGACGCAGAGCCCGAACCATCGCGGCGAGTGTGACGACTGCGTGGACGCCGGCTACGTGATGGGCAGCGGTCCGGATGGACGCACGACTTGCCAGACGTGGCGAGGTGGCAAATGAGCGCCGCGACTAAGCCCAGCGCCCAACACACGCCGGGACCGTGGTCTGCCGTGGAGTGGTCGTGTCATGCAGCGACAACTGTTGTGGCCGACGTTGACGGACGTCGCGTTGTCGTAGCGGATTGCAGTGGTCACGGACGATACGCTACCGACTCAATCTCCGACGCCCGCCTTATCGCCGCCGCTCCAGAACTGCTGGAAGCGCTCAAGGGCATGGTCGCGCTGTGGAACAACCGCCGCAGCTACGACGAGAACGACTCGCCGAGCCACTGGCCGGATACAGCCCGCGCCGCCATCGCCAAGGCAACGGGGGGTGTACTGTGAGCACCTACGACCTCAACAAGGTCCCCAAACAATTCGCCAGGCTCGTTGAAATTCTTGAGCAGGCGTGGGACGACGGCCACGCAGCAGCAATGGATGCCTGTGCCAAGACGGATGAGCAGCGACTGCAATACATCAGCGAGCTGGTCGAGATTCTCAATCGGATACAGAGCCACTGCCCAGTCTCGGTGCAAGACGAGATCCGCGCTCTGATCGGTCGCCGACATCAAGTCCAAATCATCTCCTTTGCTGACGCCGAGCGCATTTCCAAACAACTCAAGCAGATGAATCAGGAATACCAGCAAACCATGCACGGGGAGGATGTCGAATGAATACGCCCGCTAACAACCAAGTCATCGCAGCGCCCGAGAAGCAGGTCGCGGCACCGAAGAATGCCGGCTTTGCCATCCCAGCATCGACCTCTGCCGAAGCATTCGAGTTCTGCAAGACTATCGCTAACTCCGACTTGGTGCCGAAGGCGATGAAGGGCAAGCCGGCCGACATCTACACCGCCGCTGTCATGGGCAACCAGCTCGGCCTGCCATTCTTTGCTGCGATTCAGAATATCGCCTGCATCAATGGCAAGCCGGCGATTTATGGCGATGCCATGCTCGCGGTCTGCCAGTCGCATCCCGACTTCGCGGACATCGAAGAGTCCTGCGACGGCAACGAAGCCGTGTGCACCGTGACCCGCAAGGGGCGCAAGCCTTACACGGCCAGGTTCACGGTGGCCGATGCCAAAGTCGCCGGTCTGTGGGGCAAGGTCGGCCCGTGGACGCAGTACCCGAAACGGATGCTCGCCATGCGCGCCCGTTCCTTCGCGCTGCGCGCCGTGTTCGCGGATCGCTTGGCTGGCTACCACACGGTGGAAGAGATGCAGGACGCCCAGGTTGTCGACGTGCGTACGGACCTGCCGGATCCGAAACCCGCGCTTCTACGCGGTGGCGATGTTGGCTCCCCCGATGACACCGCGCCGCCGATCCATGTAGACCGCGGCGATGATGACAACAGCGAGCCGTTGACCATAGAGAACATCCGCAATCGCATCGAGGAAATCATCGAGTTCCTTGGCGAGGAACGCGGCGAGGCGCTCGCCGTCGCGATCAACAAAGAGTTCAACGTCAAGGCCATTAAGTACCTCGGCGCTGCGCAAATCCCGCTGTATATCGACCGACTCAATGAGGCGTTCGCTGAAGCCAAGGCGCAGGTGGTGCGTCAATGACCAAGACAGAAGACGGCCCAAGCAAGTGCCTGCACAAGGTCAGCGGCTTCGAGCTGTATGAAGACACCGGCAAAAAGCCATTCGTGATTTGGCGGCACACGACCAGAACAAAAGACCCGGCCAACAAGGGCGAGTACATTGTTACAAAGCATGTCGACCAACTGAGGCTGATGGTCGAAGACTTTCCGCGAACGAAGACGGCGCTGGTTGCGTTCGCAGAACTCAAAACGGCATGGCGCGAGTGGACCGAATGGAACTCGGCGATGAAGAGCGGTGCCCAATGATCGCCAGCGAATTAGAAATTCGACCGTCGGCCCTGGAGCGCCTGTCGCTCTGCCCTGGCTCGGCCCACATGGAAGCCGCTGTCCGTGAGACGGTGTCAGATGACTCGACCGAGGCGACGCTTGGCTCGCTCATGCACGCCGCCGTGGCCGAGTGCATCGAACGAGGCGTCAAGCAAGGCGTGCCTTTCTCCGACCTATTTTCGTCGGATATGCAGCTGCGCTATCCGCTGGATGCCTGGTCATGGACCTGCGTCGAACGATGCGTCGACTTCGCGGTCGCGCTGGTCAGCAAGTACGAGATCACGCCCGACAACATCCTGGTCGAACACAAGCTCGACGGCGCGGACCTCGGACTGCCGAATGGCGGAACTGCTGACCTGATCCTGGTCAAGCCGTTCGAGTTCGTCCTAATTGTCGACTGGAAGGGCGGGTTCATCGTCCAAGACGACGCCGATAGCCACGACCAGCTCATGGCCTACGCCATCATGGCCGGTCGCACATTCAACGTGAAGTCTGTTCACGTCTACCTGTACCAGCCACGCGCAGAGGAGTCGGCTCGCGCAACGGCCGCGCTCTTCAACGCTGCCGCGCTCAAATCCAACGAAGCGTGGGTTCGTCAGGTCGCCGCCGATGCGCAGGATCCTGACGCCGATCTGCGCCCGTCATTCAACGCCTGCAAGTTCTGTAAGGCCCTGGGCGTTTGCCCGGCCGCCAAGGAGATGGTCATGCGTGCATCCGAAGCCCTCGCGAATGGTTTCGTTCCTGAAACTCCTGAGGCGTGGGGCGACTTGGCGATGATGGCCAAGCTCGCCGGTCGCTTCAGCGACAAGGCCGAGTCGCTCGTCAAGGAACGGCTCAAGGCTGGTGAGCCTGTCGCCGGCTGGGAGATCGGCCCCGGCTCCGTCGAAAAGGTCATCGAGGACGCGAGCGCCTGTTACTCGCGCATGGTGCAACTCGGCGACACCTACGCCGCCGGATTCTGGAAGGCCATCAAGATCTCGCGCCCCGAACTCGACAAACAATGCGGCTCAGCGCGCGCTGCGTACGAGGACTTGCTCGTCACGCGCGAACGCTCGGGCTCTCTGCGCCAGATGAAGGGGAGCAAATGAACCACGGCGGCCCAGCTTTCGCTCGCCCAGCCAGCGAGGATAAGTTCAACGAGGAGCACTACCCTCCACAGAGCGGCATGACGCTGCGCGATTACTTCGCAGGGCAGGCCATGAGCGGCTTTATCGCGCACTATAGCTGTCTCATCGGAGAGCAGGCGAGAGACGATACACGCGCAAAGCGGTGTTACCAAATCGCCGACGCCATGCTCGCCGAGCGCGCGAAAGCGGGTGCGACATGAGCGACACCGAACAACTCCCCATCCTGCGCGGTGGCCAAGGTCGCACCGACGACGACATGGCCGCCGATATGCGCCTTGCCGTCATCGTTTGCATCCTCGGCATCGTCTTCATCGGCGTGATCGTGGCTAAGGTGGTGTGCGGTGACTAGCAACCTGCCCCACAACGGCACGCCGACGTCGCGCGCTGCTGCTGAATCCATGCGGCCTCATGCCGCCATCATCCGCGAGCGCATCGTTCAATTCATTGCGGGAAGGGGCCTAGAGGGCGCAACCTGCGACGAAGTCGAGCAAGCCCTGGGGTTGTCCCATCAATGCGCGAGCGCGCGTCTGAACGAACTGCACGCGCCGCGTCAGGGTAAGCCATTGGCCTTTGACTCCGGACGCACGCGCCCAACGCGATCTGGACGCAAAGCGGTTGTTTGGGTCGTCGATACCGAGCCGAGACAGATGACGCTCATGGAAGCGATCTAGCGCCATGGGCAAGCGATTCACTGATCCCAACAAGTGGGACGATCCTTGGTTCACCGAACTTAACGACCAGATGAAATTGCTCTGGCTCTACCTGTGCGACAAATGCGACAATGCGGGCGTTTGGGTCGTTAACCCAAAGCTCGCGGAGTTCCAGCTTGGCTTTCGGATCGACTGGCAACTGGCGATCAATGTCTTTGAGGGTCGTGTCGAAATCCTGCCCGGCGGCAGGAAATGGCACCTCACCAAATTCGTTTCGTTCCAGCAGCCCGGCGGTCTGTCGGACAAGAAGAATGCCCACCGGCAGATACTCCGCTTGCTGTCGATCCACGGACTGAGCGAAAACGTTCCAAAATTTATACCATCAGGTAACGATCCTGATGCTTTCCCGATAGCACCATGTCTAGTCAAGTCATCTCTTCCTTCTGAAGTATTTACTTCTTCGGGGAGTCCAGAGGGGGATGCGGCTGTAACGTTTGCTGAAGCGCCATTGGATCTGCCTGAGCGCCTCCGCGAGACGTACGCGGAGATATACCGCGCCAATGGCGCAGAGATCGCTTCTAAGGCACTTTCTGCCGCAAGACGCATCTTCCACGGTCCGACAGCAAAACAGCTTCTGGAGACCTGGAAAGCGGCCCACGCGGCAGGGAAGATCAGCGCCCCGGCCGACGAGTGGCCAGACTTCCGCGAGAAGATCAAACGCGAGCGCGCCAAAGAAAAATCGGGGGGTGCCGGCGACGCGATCACCGACGACCGCCTCTCGGCCTACAGCGCCATTCCCGTCATCGACGCCACCGAGGAACCCCGTGAACGATACTGACCCCAAGCCCATCCCTATCCGCGAGATCGCGACCGTGTTCACCAAGGTCGGCGAAGTTGAGTACGACTGCTGGATCTGCGGACGCCGACAATCCTACACTCGGTTCAACAAACTCCCGGACCCGACGAATCTGCGTTGTTACGATTGTGCCAAACGTGACGGCGACCTCACCGTCGATGAGTGGCAGGAGATCATCCGTGCTGACGACAAGATCAGTGCCTACCAGCGCGCACTTGCGGAGCGCAAGACCAGGAAGGCCCCCGCTGTTGATGACAGCCGACTCCAGATTCCAGCCCTGTTTCGGTCGGCCAAGTCTAGCCACCACGTTCTCGAATGGATCGAGGAAAACCCCAATAGCCGGCCCCTGGTATTCATGGGACCAACCGGGTCAGGCAAGACCTACCAAGCATGCGCGGCGCTTCGCGAAGTCATGAACCGCACACCATCCGGATCATGCCGCCTGGTCAATTGCGCCGGCATCGGTCGCCTCATGGCCAAAGACATCGACAGTATCCTTACCAATGCGGCCATCGTGCTCGACGACCTCGGTGCGAAGTTAACGCCGGCAGCGGTATCGACCGCCTATGAAATCATCGACTATCGCACTGCGCAGCTACGTCCGCTCATCGTAACCTCGAACTTGGAACTGGCGCAGATCGCAGCGATGGACGAGCGAATCGCGAGCCGTCTCTCGCGCGGAAAGATCGTCCGCATGGCCGGCAAGGATCGACGCATTGCAGAGGGGGCCGCACGATGACCAATAACGAGCTTTTCAAGCGTGCTCTGTGGATATGCCGGCGTGCCCACACGCTGCACGTCCTCAGCTACGAACTCGGACGCAACGAACACCTGGCGGCTGATGGACTCATGCCGGCGCACGTCTGCCAACTGCGGCAATTCCTCGAGCAAGCCGACGAGGTGGTGGCGCTGGCATCACGGCGTCGCGGACTGCCACGTCGACGGATCCAACTCAAGGTGGTCGCATGAACTTCGCTGCCCAACGATACTACCGACTGGCCTACAGCGACTCGGTACTCAACGCCGCTGAGCTAGGCGCTGACATCCTGGCCGACATCGTTCGCCGCAAGGGCCAACTCACGCCAATGGCGCTGGCCTGCCTGGAGGGGCATGTGCGATACATTCGCACCGTGATTGCGTGCGCAAGGGAAGGGGACGTGATCCGTGGCTGACGAACCCAAATACTGGCCCGGCGTCATTCTTCTGGTCTGTGCCTGCGCATTTGCCTGCGCGTGGAAGGTGCTGAACGCATGACCTACACCGACCACGACGAGCTGTTTCAGCGAATGGTCGCTATCGGATTCAGCGACGACGAAGCGTTCGACGCCTGCGAACGTGCGGCAATTCTGGAATACGAAGGTCAGATGACGAGGAACAAAGCGGAGACACAAGCGATGCGAGAGAAGAGGAAGTCCAAATGAGCGACGACACAATTCTCGTCCTGGTCTTATTCGCACCGCTGGTGCTATATCTGATCCTGTCCGCAATCATCTGGATCAAGACTGGTCAGGCACCAGCGCCGGGGCCAACCGACTACATGGACGACATGGAGCCCAAATGACCGTCTCCCCCGAACGCCTCGCCAATGCCTACGACCACGCATGCAACGCGAATCTTGGCATCTCAAGTCACGAGGTTGCATGGTTGTTGGCAAGAGACGACGCCTACCGCGCCTCGCATCCCCCAGAGACACCGAGCGACTACCCAGCCGAAGGCGTGAATGCTTGGGCCAAGGACGAGGAGCCGAAGCTAGCGCGGTCGAAATACTGCAATGGCTACTACTCATATTGGGCAGGCGCTGAATGGAACAGGCTGGACTACGTACCTGATGAATGCCTCCTTGAGATCGCGCGGCACATTGAATGGCGTCAGCGCCAGCAGCAAGCGAAGACGCCGGAAGTGACGGATGAGATGTGCGATGCATTCCGAGCCGAGAAGAAGAGGCAGTGCATGTACGATGAGTTTGGCCACTACGAGCTGAGAACGTGCATCGCCGCCGCCCTAGCCGCGCAGCAGAAGGGGAAATGAATGCCACGCTACAAAGTCACCGTCCGAATGCCCTGCTACTTCGAGTACATCATCCACGCTGAGGACGATCTCGCGGCAGAGGAAGCCGCTCTTGAATGGGCCGAGGATGGCGGCGACCCGGTGGACTCCGATCCGGACGATGCGGAGGTGTCCGAGATCATTGAATTGGAAGACGAGGCGAAGTCCCCACCCCAAACCGCCCCGGAGGCACCGAGCAAATGAGGGACTTTTACCGCCAGTGGATGAACGAAGCGGAAGCAGAGCTGTGGGACAAAGCCAAGGATGCTCGATTTCATTATGACCTGTTGAAGAACAAGGAGACGCCATACGCGAAGGCGATGTTAGCATTGGCGATCAAGTACGCCGAAGCGGCTGAACTATTCGAGATTCCCGGCTCCTCCAATCCGAGGAAGAAGAAGTGAAGAAGCGCCGCCATCACAACAACAAGGGCTATCGCCAGATCAGAAACGGGAAGCCCGCCAAGCAAATGAAGTGGTTGGCTAAGAAACTAGGCATTCGATACGGAAAGAACTCATGACGCAGGCCGACCAACTCAAGCCGTGCCCGTGGTGCGGAGAAGCAACCGAAGGCTATCACGTCGAACGCTGCGTGGTCGGCGGCTACAACGGCCAAGTGTTCTGCGAGAAGTGCCTCATCTATGGTCCTTTGGTCGCAACATGCGGCGACAGGGATGACCTGATGCGCAAGGCCGCAGACGCCTGGAACCGCCGCGCAGACCTTCCCTGTCCGAGCGCAGAGGTCGTGCCGGACGCAAAGCTCTTGGAGCTGATGCCGACCATTGACCGGATAGACGAGCTGTTGACCAAGTACCACGCGACCGATGGCGATTCTTTGACGCTCCTGAATCACCGCGCCCTTGGCGATGCAATGAATATGATGATTGGCGCATGGGATCAGATCGCCGCTCAGCTCCGCGCCTACGCCGCGAGCAAGGGGAGGGTATGAAAATAACCGAGCCAGAAGAGACAGGCATTTATCCCGTCACGCTTCACACCGGACGCCGCACATGCGCCATGTGGGATGGGACGCAATGGCTGCTGTGGTCAGACGCATTCGATCCGGCGGAATGGGAGCCGGTCATGTTCTTCAACACGCAAGTGGTCGAATGGAGAATGCCATGAGCGAATGGACTAAGTGCATGCAATGCGGCAGCTGTTTTACGTCGAAGGGAACCAACGCGGTATGTCCGGCGTGCCGGGGCGACAACAGCATCCCCGACGCCTCGCTCGCAGCGGATTTGGAGCGGGCTGCCGCCTTCATGGAACGCCTAGCCAACTACGACCGCCTGGAAGCGTTTGCATTCCCAGCTGGGAGCAGTGACCGACTTCACTACCTCGACTGCGAGGCGACAGACAAAGACCTCGCCGCCCGCCTGCGCGCACACCGCGAGAAACTGAGAGGGACGACATGAGTACGCACGAACTGAAAACGTGGCCAGCGTACTTCGCGGCCATTCGCGATGGATCAAAGACCTTCGAGATACGCAAATTCGACAGGGACTTCGCGTGTGGCGACACGCTGATCCTGAAAGAATACGATCCGCACCTTGAGAAGTATACCGGACGGAAGGAAGTCCGGACCGTCACCTACCTCTGCGATGATGAGCTGTGGTGCAAGCCTGGCTATTGCGTCATGGGGCTGAAGCCATGAGCGACCTCCTCCCGTGTCCTTGTCCTTTCTGCGGGACTCCCCCAACTGTTGGCGATGACCAAGGCGAGCCGTGGTGGATTGGCTGCAACCAGTGCGATTACCACATATCCGGCGACCAAGCGGTAGACACGCTCGCTAAATGGAACCGCCGCGTAGACCATCGCGGTCCGAGCGCAGAGGTCGTAGCGGACGCACGCTACGAGTACATCATCAACGGGATGAGGCACGCCCGGGACATGGTGAGCGCACTCAACAAGGGCGAGCGCGATTGGATCATGTCGATTCCAGCGCGGCCATTCCATGATCCTGACATTGTGATCGCCACGGCACTTGACGAGGCGAAGGACTACATCGACCAGCTCCGTACCGCCCTCGCAGCCGCGAAAGGGAAGGCGTGAGCATCGGCAAGAGCAGGGATGAAGCGTATTCGCGTCTCATCGAGACACTGAGCCTTGGCCCGAACTACGACGAAGACCCGGGGAGTATCGAGTTCGATGACCTGCTGTTCACTACGGCGGCGAATGAAATCCAACGTATGCGCTCCCTCCTCCCCGACGCCTCGCTCGCGGCTGACCTTGAGGAGGCATCGGACATGCTTCTTGCCACGTATCGATTCTTCCAGGAGCGCGGCCCTAGTCTGCACATCATACCTAACAAGCTTGTGCCAGAACTCGCCGCCCGCCTGCGCGCGCACCGCGAGAAACTGAGAGGGACGACCGATGCCTGACGCCTTCGACGACTGCGACATCAACGACGAGGACTGGCAGCAGCCTGCCACCCCACCATCCCCGACGCCCCCGCAAGATGCGCTGGATCAACTGAGGAAGCTGGCGGAGAAGGCCAGCCCCGGTCCGTGGCGCTGCAATGATCACCTGCCTGGCAATGAAGTGCTCACCTACCATGAGCAGGATGCTGTAGTGGTCGCCTTCGACATGCGGTGCCAAGATGCTCGATTCATCGCCGCCGCCAATCCCGCCGTTGTGATCGCGCTCCTCGACCGGCTCAAGTCGGCTGAGGCTGCATTGTGCAAGGAACGAGATGAGCGCGTGCATGTCTCCGAAATGATCGAGGCCGACCTGGAAATCATTCGCCTCAGGACATCCCTCGCGCAGAGCGAGAAGCGGGCGGGGGAATTGGAGAAGAAGTTCGCACCACTGATCAAAGCGGCGCAGACGATGGATTGGGCCTATTTCTGCCGGCAAGAGCATCCCAATCACGATGACCACCTACGCCTGCGGGCAGCTTTGGCAGAAGCCATCGCCCCGTCACCTGAACCGGAAGACCAGAGGCCATGCTGACGCCGGAACGTAGGGCAGAGCTGCGCAAGGTCTACAGCGGCGACACCATTTGCCAGGTGAGCGAGAAGTTTATTACCGAACTCCTCGACGAGATCGACGCGCTGACCAAGGAGCGGGATGCGGCGGAGAAGGTCTTAGACGACATCGCCTGCGAAAAGCAGAACCTCCATGGTCGCATTGATGACAGCAACCTAGCGCACGAGATATGCGATATGGCGAGCGAGTATTTTACGAAGCAGGAGCCCAAGCCATGAACCCACCCGCACGCATGACGGCGGAGAGATTGCAGGAATTACGGGAGCATGCGAAGGCTTCCAAATCGCGTTGGATCATGGAGATGATCGACGAGATCGACGCGCTGACCAAGGAGCGGGACGAGGTTCAGAAGAAATATGCCGACTCGTCCAAGGGCTATCGATTGCGGCTCGATGATCTGACGAAGGAGAACCAAGCCTTGCGGCGCGCTTTGGGCGAAGTGGGGAAAGCATGCGCTCGCAAGCACGCCGAGTTCGAGGAAGAGTATCGCGACCACAGCGATAGAGGCTACATGTATCGCATGCTCGGCGTGTCTGAGGTGTGGGCGGAAGTAAAAGCGATCCTCGCCCCTCACGAGCAGCCACAGGGCGGGGAGGGGCCATGACATATCACTGCAGAGTCCGCGAGAAGGTGCCAGAGACGTGCCCACAGATTGATCGCGCCATAAAATCCGTCCGCGATGCCTACCGCTACGCAAACAAGCTTCCACGTCACGCAGATGAGGCTGACCTGCGCAGTGCACTTGAAAGCATCGAGTGGGAATTGCGTGATGTTGAGGACGACCTCGAAAAGCTGCGAAGGGCAAATGCCGAACTTCGTGAATTGGCATGCGAGGCGTTGGCCAGGGTGGATGAACTTGAGGCAGAAAGGGCGACAGAACCATGAACACCACCCCCGACCCGCTGACTTTGGCATTAGATGAGATCGTTGAGGCTTGGCCTGATGACGTAGCGAGAGCCCTCGCGCGGGCGGTGATTCAGTACAGGGAGTCGCTGATGAAGTGTCGTGTCCGGGCGGTGAACGATCTGCCGGATTATACGGCCAGCTACATGGAAGTGATCGATTCGGAGCTGGCCAAGGCGCTGGGGGTGACGCAGTGAGACTCTGCGACATCATCCGCCGCCTTCTGCGCGAGTATCCGTTTGCGTCCTATGACCAAATTCTGGCCATGGCGAAGAGGGAATGGAGGAAATCCAAATGACCGACCCGCTGACGGCCAAGCTGGATTATATGGCCAATCAATACTCAGACCTCAGCCGAGACGAGATGGATTCGGCGGTAAAGGCACTCGCGCGGGCGGTGATTCAACTGCGGGATGCCCTACACCACGATGCCACCATAGCGCGCTGTGATGAGATCGACGCCGAGCTGGCCAAAGCCCTGGGGGTGACGCCGTGAGAGGTTTGCAGGAAGGCGACCTCATTTGCGGATACGCCGTGGATTTATGCTACGGCTGTGGCTACATGCTGCGGTGCCCGCGATGCGACATGAACTCGTGCAGTGGCGGCTACGGCGAAATGGAAGATGGCTCCGACTGCCCAGAATGTCCAAGGGTTCACAAGGTCTACCATTCATATCGCGAGACGT